ATGTTTGCTAATAAATTATATAAACAAAATAAAATCGAAATATGAGGAGGAAAAAAGAATGAAATACAAAGTCAGAGCATTAGATACTTATAAAAGAATGAATGTCAGAGATGAGCAATTAAATCGAGTTCCAGAACCTGGAGAAGAATTTATAGTAAGTACAGATAGACTAGAAGTGTTAAGCGGAAACAATTCATATGAAGTAAAATTTGTCGAAGTAGTTGAAAAGATAGAAGAGACAGAACAAATAGAAACAGCAGTAAAAGATATAAAAACAGAGAAGGCAATTAAGAAAACGACAAAGAAGAAAACAAAATGACACAAAGAGATAATCCATTAATTGCTGCTAAATACAAAAGCAAGAAGTGGCAAAAGCTAAGAAAACAAAAACTAATAGAAACAAACAATCTGTGTGAGAGATGTTTAAAGAAGCGGAATATACAATAGCGCTTACATAGTTCATCACAAAGAATATATAACAGAATCAAACTATGAAGATGATGATATATTTTTTAATATAGATAATTTGGAAAGTTTGTGTCAAGATTGTCACAATAAAGAACACTTTAAAGATGAAGAAGAGTATGCATTCAATGAAAATGGAGATTTAATTAAGAATGGTTAGTTGGAAATATATAATTAAATTAAGTAAGATATATAGTTGTAATTGTAAAAAGAATACTCAATGCAAAGCAAGGAATTGTTGTACTAATAATGGACTTTGTTCTCATACAACAGAATGGAGATATGCAAAAAGAACACCACTGAATTATATTAAAAGAATAATAAATATTGTAAAAAAACAAAAGTTTGTAAAACAATAATGCCCCCCCTACAAGACAAAAAAATGATTTTATGGGAGAACGGTGGGTGGGCAACAAAAAAATCCAAACAGTTTTCACATGAGGGGTGTAGTTAGGAGGTGCAGATGTGGATGAAGATGAAGTACTATCAAAAACGATTTTAGATGAAAATAACAATGAAAAGCTTACAAAAGAACAATTAGAAAATAAAAAGAAAAAAATAAAACAACAAAAAAATAAACTTACTAAAATATTCAAACAGTTAGACAAGAATACATTGTCGTTAGTACAAAATCTAATAAATGAAGTTGCTTTTATGTCTGTAACTCTTGAAGAAAATAGAACATATATTGAAGAACATGGTGTGAAAGAGTTATACATGAATGGAAAAGGGCAATTTGGCTATAAAGAATCAGTAGAAAGCAAAAATTACAATGCAATGATAAAAAACTACACAAACGTAGTAAAACAACTTGTAGATTTTCTGCCTAAAGAGGAAAAGAAAAATGCAGGAGAAGAATTGCTTAAGTTTATAGCAAGTGGTAGAAAGTGAACCATATAAAAGAATACATAAATGAAATAGAAAAAGGCAATATTATAGCAGGCAGAAAGATAATAAAAATATATAAAAGATTGTTAGAGGAAAGCAAAAAAGAAAGCCTTCCTTTTTATTTTGATGAAGAAATTGGAGAAAGACCAATAACATTCATAGAGACTTTTTGCAAACAGTCTGAAGGTGAAATAGGCAAACCGATTAAATTAGAATTATTTCAAAAAGCTTATATACAAGCATTATTTGGATTTGTATATAGAGATACAGGTTACAGAAGATTTAATGAAACAATGTTTTTGGTAGGAAGAAAAAATGGAAAAACAACTATGCTATCAGCAATAGCTTTATATATGATGATTGCTGATGGAGAAGGTTCTGCTGAATGTTATTCTGTTGCAACTAAAAAGGATCAGGCTTCAAAAGCTTTTAAAAGTGCTTGCTCTATGAGAGCACAGTCACCAGAAATAAGAGCAATAATCAATAAAAGACGAACAGATATGTATATGCCGACCACTTTTAGTAGTTTTGAACCACTGTCAAGTGATTCAGATACACTAGATGGATTAAACTCTCATTTAGTTATTATAGATGAGCTTCATGCAATAAAAGACAGAAATTTATATGAAGTAATGAAGCAATCTACATCATCTCGTAGACAGCCATTAGTTGTAATGATTACTACAGCGGGAACGGTTAGAGAATGTATTTTTGATGATATATATGATTATGCTAACAATATTTTAGAAGGAACAATAAAAAATGATGCCTTTTTACCAGTATTATATGAATTGGATAAAACAGAAGAGTGGAAAAATATAGAATGTTGGCAAAAGGCAAATCCTGGCTTAGGAACAATAAAGCAATATAAGTATTTAGTAGAACAAGTAGAAAGAGCAAAAGCAGATTTAAGTAGTAAGAAAGGAATACTTTGTAAGGATTTCAATATAAGAAATAACTCAGAAGAAAAATGGCTTGATTTTGATACTGTAAATAATGAAGAAATGTTTGAACTAGATGAATTGAAAGGAAGTTATGCTATAGGTGGCGCAGATTTATCAAGCACAACTGATTTGACTTGTGCAACATTACTAGTCATGAAACAAAAGAAGATATACATATTACAACATTACTTTATACCAGAAACTAAAATAGAGGAAAAAGCGGACAATGACAATGTTCCATACGATATATGGGAAAAAAGAGGACTGCTTACAGTATGCTCTGGAGCAAAAATTAATTATACAAATGTTACAGAGTGGTTTTTAAAGATGCATAATGAGTATGATATATCAGCTTTGTGGATAGGATATGATCCATGGGGCAGTCAATATTGGATAACAGAAATGGAAGAAGCAGGATTTGAAATGGAAAAAGTAATACAGGGAGCAAAGACAATGTCAAATCCAATGAAACAACTAGAAGCGGATTTGAAAGAAAAAAAAGTAAATTACAACAACAACCCAATACTGAAATGGTGTTTATTAAATACAGCTATAGAAATTGATAAGAATGATAATATAAGACCAGTAAAAGGAAAAAAATCAAAGCAAAGAATAGATGGTGCAGTAAGCTTGATAGATGCTTATTGCGTTTTGTTTGACAAAATGAGTGATTATATAGCTTTACAGGAGGAATAAATGAAAGAGAAACGAAGTTTATTTAATATGGTTTTTGGAAACAAGGTGCAAAAAATTGTGGGATCATATTTGCAAATGATGACTGGATATAGACCAGTATTTTCTGGACAAGATTCTACAATAGAAAACAGTATAGATGCAATTAAATGTATTAATACAATAGCAACACATGGAGCAAAAATGATACCAAAGCACATACAAAGTACGATATCTAACCATATAAAGGGAAATATTGATTTTATTATAAATACAAAACCAAATCCAATAATGACTAAATATGATTTTTTGTATAAAACAATATTCCTACTTTATTCAAAAAATAATGTGTTCATATATATAGATAAAAATAAAGAAGGATACATAGAGGGCTTTTACCCATTAAATCCTGACAGATGCGAATTATATGAAATAAATAATGATATATGGATATGTTTTCAATTCACAAACGGACATCAATATATAATTAGATATGATGAAGTTATACATTTGAGAAGAATGTTTAGTTTTCATGATATATATGGAAATAACAATGAAATATTAGAACAACCTATAAGAACTGCAAATACAACAACAGAAGGAATAGAAAATGCTATTAAAACGAGCATGAGCATAAAAGGTGTATTAAAATACAATAATGCTATGTTAAAAAATAAAGATATTAAAGAAAATAGAGATCAATTCGTAGCTGATTTCATAGGAGATTTTGACAAAGGAAAAGGAATAGCAGGATTAGATGCAAAATCAGATTTTACACCAGTCAACCTAGAACCTATAACATTGGATAAAGAACAATTAAGCTATGTAAAAAATGACATATTTGATTATTTTGGAGTATCTGAAAAGATAATTAGAGGCAACTACACAGAAGAGGAATGGAATGCTTTTTATGAATCAATAATAGAACCTCTCTCAATACAATTTGAAGATGGTTTCTCTATAAAGATTTTTAATGAAGCATCATTAAAGAAAGGACATAAAATAGCTTTTACAACAAACAGAATAAAATATGCTTCTTTAAAAAATAAAATAAGCTTATTAAAAGAAGCAGGAGCATTAGGATTACTTACAAAAGATGATGGAAGAGAAATATTGGACATGACACCTTTAGGAGGAGAAGAAGGTGCAAAACTAATTCAAAGTCTAAATATGATAGACAGTTCAATAGCAAATGATTATCAAGGAGGAAAGAAAAATGGAACAAGCAGTAAAAGAAATTAGAATGGGAGAAATAAGGTCGAATGAAAATGAAGAAGAAATGATACTTGAAGGTTATGCAGTAGTTTTCAATAGTATTACAGATTTAGGATGGTGTAAAGAAATAATAGATAAAAATGCATTTAATGGATGTAATATGCAAGATTGTGTATTAAAATATAATCATAATGACAGTTGTTTAATTTTAGCAAGAACAAGGAATAAAAGTTTGGAATTAACGGTAGATGATAGAGGGTTAAAAGTAAGAGCAAAGTTAATTGATACAACAAATAATAAAGATATCTATAAAATGGTAAAAGAAGGATTGTTAGACAAAATGAGCTTTGCATTTACAGTAGCAGAAAGAAAATGGGATTATGAAACAGACACAAGAACTGTGCTAAGAATATCAAGATTGTTTGATGTTAGTGTTGTGGACTTTCCAGCATACGATGAAACAGAATTATCTGCTAGAAGCAAAGAAAGTTATGAAAAGGAAAAACAAGAATATTTACAATTTAAGTTAGACAAGGAAAAATTAAGATTGAAATTAAGTTTATAATCTCGATAAGAGGAGCGGTGGTACAACTGCTTCTCTTTTTGCTGGTACAAGTGAAATAGAGTTTTATAGAAACGGTGGTACAACTGTTGAAAAGTAAAGAAAAGAAAGGAAAGATTTAAAATGACAAAAAAGGAATTAGAAAAAAGAAAAGCTGAATTATTGAAAGCAATTGATGAAGCTGAAAATGATGAAAAATTAACAGAATTAAGAAGTGAGGTAGAAGCACTTCAAAAAGAAGAAATAACAGAAGAGGAAGAAATAGATGAAAGAAGCCTATTAAGAAAAACAGTAGAAAATTTGGAATGTAGAAGTTTGGACACTTCAAAAATAAAAGAAATAAAAAAACCAGAAAAGGAGGAAAGAAAAGTGGATGAGGAAAAAGAAGTTTTAGAACAAAGAGGAGCAGACTTAAAAGTAGGTAAAAAAATAAAAGTTGAATTAGAAGAAAGATCAACAGTTGTTTCTAGTGGGGATTTATTAATTCCAAAAAAATACAAAAATACAATAGATGAGAGTTTTGAAGGAGTTTCTGGATTAGTAGATAGACTAAATACAGTACCACTAGAAGGTGGAGAAAGCTATTCAGTACCATTCGAAGTAGCATATGGAGAAGGAAATTATACTGGAGAAAATGCAGATTATAGTGAAACAGACCCTGAAACAGATTATGTAGAAACAGGTAGAGCAAAAATTACAGCATATTCTGAAATATCAACAGAAGCTATAAAATTACCTAATGCAAATTATCAAGCTTTAGTAATTAAAAGAGTAAGAGATTCAATAAGAAAGAAAATAGGTAAACAAGCTATTATAGGAGCTGGAACTACAAATACAATAAAAGGTATTTATAATGCAGATGTAAAAGTAATGCCAACTGCAGAAGCTAAAACAGCAGATATTTCTTTAGCAGATATAGATATAGATACTTTAAATACTATTGTATTTGCTTATGGAGGAGATGAATCTGTAGAATCAGAACAAGTTTTAATTTTATCAAAAAGAGATTTAGAGAAATTTGCTAAAGTTAAAACAAGTGATGACAAATTTGTTTATAAAGTAACAAGAAAAGGACAAACAGGAACAATAGCATATGCAAATGGAGGATTAGAAGTACCATATGTAATAAATTCTGCTTGCGGTTCATTGTCTAATTCTAAAACTGTAGCAGGAAAATATACACTTGTATATGGCTCATTGTCAAGTTACGAATTACCAATATTTTCAGAATTAGAGATTGAAGAAAGCAAAGATTACAACTTCAAAAAAGGAATGGTATCATATAGAGGCGATGTAATAGTCGGTGGTACTGTGTCTAAATATAATGGATTCGTAAGGGTAAAAAAAGCTGGAACAGCTAGTGTCTAGTAAATAAACGGAGGATTATATGGAAGATAACATAGTGGATTTAGCGAAGCAATGCTTGAGCATTGCTTCAAGTGCTACATTAAAAGATGAGGAAATAAAAATGTGGGTTTTGTCAGGAATTGAAGACTTGAAACGTCAAGGTATTAACGTTGATTTAGAAAATTCATTAATTCAAGCATCAATTGTAATGTTTGTAAAATCTAACTTTGGGATGATAGATTTAAAAGATAAAGAGCTTGCTCAAAAAACATATAATTCTCTATGTAGTAATTTGAGTTTAAGTTCTGATTATAAGGTGGTGGATGAAAATGCGTGATGTAAGTTGCAAGTTGTTATCCACAACTTTGACTACTAATAGTATTGGAGTACAAACGGAAACAAAAATTGAAATTGAGATACCAATAATCAAAGTTGAAGATGTGTATGCGAATGAATATTACCAAGCGAATCAGCAAGGTTTTAAACCTAGTTTAAGGTTAAGAATAAGTGCTTTGAATTATAATGATGAAGAAGAGCTTATTTATATGGGAAAAACTTATTCAATAATAAGAACCCAAGAACCAACTGCTGACGAGGTTGTATTGATTTGTGAAAGGAAAATAAAAAATGTCTAATACAATAAAGCCAGAAGAATTGCAAAAGGCTTTAAATGAATATTTGGAAAATTATGTGGAAGATATCCAAGATGATGTGGAAGATACAACTAATACAATTGTCAAAGAAGCTAAAAGGGAATTAATTCAAACTAGTCCTAAAAGTGGAGTGGCAAGAGATACCAAATACTATGAAGGATGGGCTTTGAAAAATGGTACAAAAAATAAGAATTACAGATATACCCGAGTAATTTGGAATAAAACAAATTACCAATTAACCTATTTGTTAGAATTTGGTCATGCGACCAGAAATGGTGGTAGAACAAATGCAATTCCACATATTAGACCTGTTGAAGATAAATATGGAGCGAAATTTGCTGATTTATTAAACAAGAAAATAAGGAGGAGTTCAAAATGACATTAAAGGAATTAAAACAAAGATGTGAAAATGCTGGTTTTAAATATGCTTATGGGCAGTTTAAAAAAGCAACAGAACCTCCACATTTAGTAGCAATGTCTACTGGAACTGATAACTTTATGGCAGACAATAAGGTTTATTTGAAAGATACACCAATTCAACTTGACTACACATATTTAACTAAAGATGTGAAAATGGAAGATAAAATAGAAGATGAAATTCTGGGCGATATGGCTTGGAATAAATCAGATGAAACTTATTTGACAGACGAAAAAGTTTGGCAAGTAAGTTATTTTTTTGAAATTTAAGGAGGAAAAATCAAATGGCAGAAAATAAAGTAAAATTTGGATTAAGCAATGTACATATTGCTAAAATAACTGAAGAGGATGGAGTTATAACTTATGGTACACCTTTTAAAATGCCAGGTGCAAAAAGCTTAACAGCTGACCCAGAAGGAGAAACAACTCCATTTTATGCTGATAATATTAAATATTATATAGCAACATCAAATCAAGGATATTCAGGAGATTTAGAAGTTGCTATGTTAATAAAAGAGTTCTTTACACAAATTCTTGGACAACAAGAAGATAGTAATGGAGCTTTATTTGAAAGTGCAGATGATGTTAGTGCAAGATTTGCATTAATGGGAGAAATAGAAGGAGATGTTAAGAAAAGAAGATTTGTTTACTTCGACTGTACAGCTACAAGACCAGGTTCTGAAATGAATACTATAGAAGAATCAAAAGAACCACAAACAGATACTGTTTCAATAACAATGTCTCCACGTTCTACAGATAAAGCAATAAAAGCTGTAATCGAGCCAAATGAAACAAATCAATCTGTATATGATACATTCTTTACAAAAGTATATGAAAAAAACGCCACAACAAGTGTGTAGGAGGTAGTTTATGAAAACAATAACAATTTGCGGTAAAGAGTATAAGTTAGAGTGTAATGCTCTAACTTACGTTAAATATAAAAATTTTTTTAAAAAAGGAATTATAGAAGATATACAAACATTGCAAGAATATCTAATAAAACAAGCTGTAATTACAAAAGAAGTTGAAGATAAAGATATAAGTGAAGCTAAAAAAGTATCAATAGTTTCAAACTATATGAATAAATTTGTAGATGATTTTGTAATAGCAATAACAAGAATTGCTTGGATTTTAATATACACAGCAGACAAGAGTGTAGAAGAATATGAAAAATGGCTTGAAAATATATCAAACTTCAAGATTGATGATGATTGGATTGTTGAGGTAGCGGAATTTGCCGTAGATTGCTTTTGTTGACGAAGAACTTTCCAAAGAATTAGATAAAAGAATTAAAACAAAGGAAACTACTAAAGAACCGTTTCCAGAGCACGAATTTATAGCTTCGTGTTTAAGAGTAGGTTTAAGCTTAAACGATTTGAAAGAATTAACATATATAGATTGTATGAAAATTCTATTAAGTTTTTTAGGAGAAGAAAATAAAGAAAAAATAGCTACACAAAAAGATATAGACAAATTATTAGGATAAGGGAGGAACAATGCCTCTCTTATTTTAATGGAGGTATATGGATGAGTGGTTCAATTAAAGGAATAATTGTTGAAATTGGTGGGGACACATCAGGACTTCAAAAAGCATTAAGCAAAGTTAATTCCGCTACATCTAGTTTGAGCAAAGAACTAAAGCAGGTTAATTCTTTGTTGAAGTTAGACCCAAAAAATACTGAATTATTAAAACAGAAGCAAGATGTATTGAATAATTCAATAAGTGAGACAAGAAATAGATTAACAATATTAAAAGAAGCAAAAGATGAAGCAGATAAGAAAATGGCAGAAGGAACAAAAATCAATGAAGAAAACTATAGAGCATTACAAAGAGAAATAATAAAAACAGAAAACCAATTAAGTAAGTTAGAATTATCAAAAGATGTATTCTACAAGATGGGACAAAGAGCAGAAGAGTTTGGAAATAAGATAAATGTCGTAAGTGAAAAAATAAGTAGTTTAGGAGATAAATTAACAACAAGATTAACTTTACCAGTAGCAGCCTTAACAACTGCGGGAATTACATATAATGCAGAATTAGAAAAATTAACAACTGCTTATGAAACATTTTTAGGTAGTGCAGAAAAAGCAGAAAAAACAATAAATCAAATAAAGAACGATGCTTCAAAAACTCCTTTTGATGTTACATCTCTTGCAAAAGCAAATCAAATGTTAATATCAACAGGAGAGAACGCAGAAGATTCTCAAAAGACTATATTAGCATTAGGAGAAGCAATTACGGCAACAGGTGGAGGCAATGACGAATTAACTCGTATGGCATCAAATTTACAACAGATTAGAAACGCAGGAAAGGCAACGGCAATGGACATTAGACAGTTTGCGTATGCTGGTATTGATGTATATGGACTTTTAGCAGATTACACAGGTAAAACAACAGCAGAAATAAAAGATATGGAAATATCTTATGAAGATTTAACCGGTGCATTACAAAAAGCAAGTAAACAAGGTGGCAAATATTATGGTGCAATGGACAAGGCTAGCGAGACACTAACAGGACAAACAAAACAATTAGTAGCTGAATTTAAAGATATGACAGGAGAACTTACTAAAAGTTTAATGCCAACTGCTAAGAAATCAGTTGCAAAAATAAAAGATGTAGTAAAATGGTTCGATAACTTATCAGATTCACAAAAAGAAAATATAGTACGAACAGGATTGATGGTTGCAGCGGTTGGACCATTATTAAAGGTAGTTGGAACATTAGGTTCAACTATAGGAACTACTGCAAAAGGTATTGGAACATTTGCTCAAGCAGTTGGAGTTGCTGCAAATAAGACAACATCTGCAAATGCGACAGTAAATAGTTTAGCTAAAATTCTATCAGGGTTAGCAAGTCCAGCTGGAATTGCAGCATTAGGAATTACTGCAGCAGTAGGGATAATAGTTGCAGAAAGCAAAAAGGCTGAGCAACAATTGACGAATAGTTTTAGCACTATGGGGCAAAGCGCAAGTGATTTTTATACAGGAATACAAACTGCAGAAGGTTATCTATCTAATTTCAATGAGACAATGTTTGCTACCACCGAAGAACAGCAAGCATTAGAAGAAGAAATGGTAGAAATTCAAGCAGGTATAACACAAATATGTAAGACAGCCTCAGATGAACGTAGAGATTATACCCAAGAAGAGATAACTCAATTAGATGAATATTTTCAAAAACTACGTGAACTAAAAAATAGAGAAATAGAAATACAAAATCAAATAGCAGGAGCTATAACTCAGCAGGCAGTTACAAACGCGGAAAGTTTTCAAGGAAGTTTAGAAGAATACAAAGTACAATCTCAGGAATGGATTGCAACAGCTCAACAACAGGCTAATAAAACAATAGAAATTATAGAACAAGCATCAATAGAAGAAGTAGCATTATTAAATCAAAGATATGGCGACCAAGCGAATATGCAAAATGAAGCCTATGCAACAGAGTATAACAGATTAATAGAACAAAAGCAACAAAAAATAGATTTGGCTAATGCAGAAGTTGCAGAAGTTACAAAAGCTTATGCAGATGGATATTATCAAAGAAGTGAAGATAATAAAAAATATACTGAAGAAATGAAAAAAATCGACGACAAAGCAGAGCAATTAAAGACGAATCATCTAAACCAAATGAAATTCCTAGAAGAAACTTTTGGAAAAGATTCAAGAGATTATAAGCAACAGGTCCAAATCGAAGAAAGTATATATAATAACAATATGAAGAGACTATACGAAAATGCTTATAAAAATTTGTCTAAATGGGAAGCGGAACAATTAGGTTCTTGGATGGCACAGGTTGCTAATGCAGAAATTTATGGAGCAGAATTAGATGAAGAAACCAAAGAAACAATAGAAGCAATAATAAATAGTTATCAGTTTATGCCAGAGGAAGCAAAAAAAGCAATGGACGAAACAATGAATGGTATGTTAGAAGGAATGAAAGAAAAGGAACCTACATTATGGGCAAAAGCTTCAAATATTGCAGGAGGAGTTTTATCAAGGTTAAAAACTGCATTTGACATACACTCTCCATCTAAAGAAACTCGAAAGATCTTTGAAAATGTAATGAAAGGTGCTGAAATTGGTCTTGATGATGAAGAAAACAAATTGTATGCACAAGTAAATGAAATGGCAAATAAAATGAAAACAAGACTTGCTGATATAACACCAAAAATGGGAACTATAAAGCAATCTGTAATAGACCAAACAAAAACAGTATTTACAACACCGACTTTAAATATATATGCACAAGATGAATTAACTCCTTCAAAAATGAACAGTATAATAGATACAGTAAATAGAAGATTGGGCAGCAAGTACTGATGTCGAATTTTGTCGAAATATTTTCCTTGCAATATTTTATAATATAATGTAGAATGTTGTCGGGGTGGTAATATGTTGGTTCATACGATAGAGTTTAAAGTAAACGGAGTAACGTTTGAAAACGAAGAAGGCAATGATATACAAAAAGAAATAAAGAAGATATTAAAACAATATAAAGAGAATAATTATTTTGAAAGTTTTTATGGAGGATATACAAATTCTGAAATAAAAGATATGGATTTAAATATTAGCGAATATGAAGGAGAAAGATTCCCTGCAAAATTAGTAGGAGATGAATACAACAATGAGGAATGTTTAAAAATATATTTTAAAACTTATGACAATAAATATATACATGTAGGATATGCTCCAAAAGAAAACTTAGACGAGATATCAGATTGGCTCAATAAAGACAATTTGAATGTTAATGGAACATTAGAAGTAATTGGAGGGAAATATAAACATACAGAAATTTATGAAGAGGATTATGAAGAAAAAGAAAGAGTAATTACAGAAGAACTAACATATGGTTTAAAGATTGTATTAGAATTTTATGATAAACAAGTAAGCGAACAGTATTTAAAAATGAAAGAAAGCGAAGAGAAAATAAAAGAAGAACAACGCAGAAACAATATTATATTAGGAATCATCATAATTACAATATTAATTCCGTTTGTTTGGATATTTTTCAAAATTATCAATTTCATAAATTATCTTTTTGAATAAATATTGCTGAGCACTCAATTAAGAGTGTTTTTATTATGCAAAAAAAAAGAGGTGCAAAGTGGTAAGAGAATTTTATATAGAAAATGAAACAGGACAACGTTTCTCTATGATGAATGTAGAGAAAGGTTGTTTTTTAAATTCTCCAAGTGGACTTGGATATAGTTACGATATTCAATACTCACAAATAGGAAATGACTTTATACAGAACATTAGAAAATTGACACAAGGACAAATATCAGGAGAATTAATATTTAAAAAGTATGATAATTATAAAAAATTCATAGATTTTGTTGAAAGTGCAAATTTCTTAAAGTTTGTCTACAAAGTGCCTTTCGAGAATGGATTTACAGAGTATTTTAAAGACATAGACATATCTAATATTGACAAAAGCGAAATACGGCACAGATGGAGTTTTAAAAATTCCTGCGACATTCAATGCAAAATCTCTATGGTACGAAGCTAAAGAAGTAGTTTATACTATTGATTCAGTAATAAATGAATTAAGATGGGACTTTGCATGGGATGCTGTTTTTGCTTCATATGACAATAGAAACATAATTTTTGACAATAAAGGGCATACAGAAGCTCCTTTTAAATTGGAACTAAATGGAGAAGTTGTAAATCCAATAATAACAATTTTAGAAGATGACGTAGAAGTAAAAAAACTTGATTTGACAGGCTTGACAATAGAAAATGGAGAAACATTTATTTACAATACAAAAGATACTTCGCAAGAAATTATAAAAATTAAAAATAATGTAGAGACAAACTTATTTGATTTTTTAAACCCAAACTTTATTAATTTTTATAAATTGAGAAAAGGAGTTTCGACTATAAGGCTTGAAGCTGCTGGGGAAATAACAAGTGGTAAATTAACAATATATGTACAGTATAAAGCTGTATAAAAGGAGGAAAATATGTTAAAAGGACATGTGTTTAATTTGCAAACGTTTACATCAGAAGCGTTTGCACTTTTTATTGACAAGTTTCTAAATGGAAGATGTGGAGTTGCGAAAGGTTGTACGCTGTCTAACACAAATAATTCTGTAACAATAGCAGATGGGTACTTTGTCATAAGAGGTAGATTTTTAGAAGTTATATCTGGAGTGACTGTTTCAGATATAACGAGTAATGGATTTTATAGTTTAATATGTGAAATTGACTTAAGTAAAACCAATACAGCAGACCAATTAAACCAAGCAATAATTAAGGTTATTTCTAGTGCAAGCAATTTTCCAGCTTTGACACAACAAGACATAACAGGAACAGGTACATTGTATCAATATGAATTTGCAAGATTTAAGGTTGAAAATGGAAGTATAACTAACTTTACAGACAAGAGAACATTTGTGGATTTTACAAGCATTTATACTTTAATACAAAATGAAGCACAAAGTGTGTTAGATGATATTGAAGAAGCACTACAAAATGTTTTAGATGGTAGTGCTTATTTATTAAAGACAGGAGGTACTATAAATGGAGATTTGGAGGTTACTGGTAATATTACTGGTAATGTTAGTGGCCATTCTAGCAGTTGTACACGGCAATTCAGCAACAGCAACAAAATTAAAAACAGCAAGAAAAATATCGCTAACTGGAGCAGTAAGTGGAAATGGTAGTTTTGATGGAAGTGGCAATATAGAAATAGCAACTACACAAGCTAATATTGCAATATTAACTGGAGATATAACATTGGAAAGCAGTGGTGGAAGTGCTACTATTAATTACCCAAGCGGTTTTACAAAAGATAATTGTATAATAATTGCTTGTGGAATAACTTATAATTCTGCGGGTTATAGAGCATTTGGGACAGTTCAAGCAAGTGTATCAACAGGGGCTAGATTAAATCCTAGCAGTATTACTGTAGGTTGCTATCCTATACAAGGTAATACTAGTGGACCAACAGGAACTTTTAACTATAAATTAGTTCTTATGAAAATATCTTAGGAGGTCTTAAATGGAACTCTATATATTATCAAAACAAGATTTAAGTATATTATCTATATGCAAATTAGCTGATTATCAAATAAATTTAGATGAAGAAACAAATGCAAAATCTACTTTTACATTAGCTAAAACAGAAGGACTAAGCAAGGGAAATTTTCTGGTTCTAAACGGACTATACAGACAGTTTTTATTTATAATTGATGATGTTAATGCAGTCAAGAGTAGTAATTTAGTAACAGTTACTGCCCTTGATATTTCTAATATATTCGATAGAAAAGTAATAGAAAAAAATATAGACATAATGAAGAGCAAGTCTATAGAAGAGTTTTTAGCAAATACAATATTAGAAAACTTTGTTAATTCAGATGATACAGTATTAAATGTTGGCTATATAGATATAGAATGGAAAACAAACACGAAAACTACTGTAGCAACTAATGCAGAAAATGGGCTATACAACTTTCATACATTCTTAACAAACTGTAGGCAGTATAAAAACATATATACAGATTTTAAACTTGAGAATTTAGGAAATTCTCAAACAGTTGAAGGCAAAAGAATAAGTGTAGAAGCAAAAAATAGAAAAATTGTAGATATAAGTTTACAAGGCGAAAGCACCCAAAACGGAACACCAACATCAGACAACCTTGTTGAGATAGAAAATGTAGAAGGCAAGAAAAAGAATAAGTTTGATTATGAAAGTGCAATAAATGTAGAAAATTTAACTTATGATAATACTTATGCTTTTTTTGAAATAAAGAATATAAAACCGAACACTGCTTACACAATATCAAACCTTAAATTGACAGATTTAACTAATTTGGGGTATTCGGTATATGCTGGTTTAACTATTGGAAATACATATTCTACTGGACCAGGAAAGGCGTTTTATCCTTGTATTCACAAAAATGTTTATAAAAATGGAATAGGAGTTGTCACGGGATACAGTGACACAAAAGCAAATGGAGGAAAATTATATTTTTATATTGCAACTACTAATACTAATGAAGATTTAGCATATGAAAGATTTATTAAAATTTGTTCTATGGTATTTGATAAAGCACAAATAGAAGAGGGCACAGTAGCAACAGATTATGTACCATATAATTCATTAGAGTTTAAAGTTGAAGGGAAGAATAAATTTGACAAAAGTAAAGATTTTTCTTCTTCAAATATATCTAAAAATTTATGGACTATTACACAACTTGAAAATGGTTTAAGAGTAATGAGTAATTATAGTTCTTGGACGCCTTATATAAGATACATTATTACAGATTTATCTAATTTTATTGGTAAAACAATAAGAGCGAAAGCAAACTTTGTTAGTAGCTCTGCAAATAAAGGGGCATATAGGTTATCCATATGCAATGCAGATGGAACAAATCCAACAGTAAAAAAATTTACAGATGAAAGCAACAAAGAAATTTCATTTATTGTTGAAACATTAGAAGAAGGAAAAAAATTTTTATCATTTGAGTTATATTCCAATTTTACAGGTGGAACTCAATCACCAACAGCTTATGTAGATTATACAGACATTATAATAACAATAGATGACGAAGATATGACTTACGAACCCTACAAATCCCAAGTAGAAACCTTCCCATTAGGAGAAGGAGAAAAACTATATCAAGGAAGTTTCTTAAATGATAATGGAAAAAATCATACAAGGAAACAATTTGAAATTGATGTAACTCAAATAAGAGCCGTAACATCTTACAATAACATAGATTATGCTTCTATACCAAAACCAGCAGATTTTATTGGCTACAATAATTATGCGTATTACGAAATTTTATGTAATAAAGCTATATCTCAAAAAATCACTTCATGGGATAATCCTGAAAATATAAATAAAATTTCAAGCCAAGCTGAAAAAACAAAAATTTATTTAGGTTTTGAAAAAGGAACTACACTAGAGCAAATGAAGACAGCTTTAGCAAATACAGTTATCGAATACGACCTAGCCGAACCAGAAACAGTCCCATACACAGAAGAACAGCAGACTGCTTGGAATAAGATTAAAAACTTAACTTTATTTGAAGGAGTAAACCATATTAGTTCAGATGCTAATATGGTTTTAAAATATTATCCTTTAGAACCAGTTGGTTTAAAGTTTGTTTTGAGAATAGATATAGAAAAAAAACAAGAAACAACAAAGTTAATAGATACGACGCTTCCAGAAGTAACAGATTATAACAAAATATATGAAGAAGATGTTACAGCAAAAGTACAAGTATATATTCGTGAAGATGGAAGTGAATACAATCTTTATCTAAAAACAGATAGAACAACTACAACAAATAAAGACGACCCTGATAGGGCAAGCGGAAAGATAGAAGTAATCAGTGTTGAAACAGCAGATAGAGCAGAAGAAGAAGCACTAAATGTGATGAAAGGTAACAACTATAAACATTTAGTTGAGTTTAAAATAGCAAAAACAAGCAAGTTAATGGATATAACACAGCTCCATATAGGCAGACCTATCAGAATAAAAACAGATGATGATATATATGATAGTTATATTTCAGCAATAACTTTAAGTGATGAGAAATTCGTTTATTTCAAAAGTGGTAGTTTAAGAATAACACTATTAGATAAATTAAAAAAAACTAGTAATACTGTAGGAGATAAGTTAGACAGAACAGGCGGAAAAATAACAGGTAATCTAGACGTTAGTGGCACACTAAAAGAAAATGGAAAAAAGGTTATTACAGATTTAGACAACATTAACACAGCAATAACAAGTGTAGCAGTACCAGCTTTAGCAGTACAAACTGACACGACAGAACATATATTAAAAAGTTTTGAAATAGAAACAGCTGGCAGATATATGTTTTTAGCGGATGTGCCTCTAAACTATTACCGGAGCAACAGGTAGAATGCTGTATTTAAGATTAAAAGTTAACACTAATGAAAAATATGTTGGTGGTGGAATTATAAATGCTTATGTTTACACTTTGTACACAAAATTGTTAGCGGTAGTAGATGTACCCGCAAATGGAACCATAGAAATAACTTTAAAAAATGACGCGGATGGCAAGCAATTTGCCTGCGGAGATTTTAGCCTGCAATTTTTTAAATTAAAATAAAATGGTAAGTATCGTACTACTCCTAATGTTAGTGTCAGAAAAATAGTTTAATAGAAAGGAAAAAGTATGAAAGTATGGAAGATACAAATTTAGTAGAGCGACTAGTAAAAGTAGAGCAGAGCGATAAGTCTGCTCATCATAGGCTGGATGAACAAGAAAAGGATATTGATGAACTAAAAAAGACTTATGTAATAATGGAAAAGATGGATTTCCGCATGGAAAACGTAGAAAAGAATGTTGCTGGAATAAATGCCAAATTAGAAGATGTTGATAAGAGCAAAGTTAAAAAATGGGATAAACTAATAGACTATATTTTCTATTTTATATTAGCAACAATATTAGGTTACATAGCTATAAAATTAGGTTTAAAGTGAGGTGAAATAATATGGACATTCAAACAACAATATCAATAGCATCTATTGTTTTAATGTTAATAGCTTTTTTTATTTACATAGCATGGCAAATAAAGAAAAATGGGCTTAAAGAATTTGCAACACAAATGATAGTAAAAGCAGAAGATATGTACAAAAAAGGACAAAATGATGAAAAATTTAATTATGTTGTAGAGAAAGTGATTGCAATTATACCAATGCCGTTACAATTATTTATAACAGAAGACATGGTTAAGAATTTTATACAAAAAGTATTTGATAGTGTAAAAACAGCATTAGACTATACACCAAAAAAGGAGGAATAATTCATGGAAGAAGAAATTAAAGAAGTAAAAATTATATCTTCTACTAGTATACCAGAATATGGTAATGAAGAAGAGCTTGAAGGAGCTTTAATAGAAGTTGTAGAAGAAGGTGAAAAGGATGAATAAAATTTATTATAGTCAAATTGATAACAGATGGGCTAATCACCCATACCCAAGCCAACAACTACCACATGCAACAATAGGTTCTGGTGGATGTGGTGCTGCTTGTGCTGCTATGGTTGTTTCAATGATTAAAGAAATAATCACCCCAGATGCTATGGGAGATATTTTTGTGAGAGATGGAGTTCGTGTTAATGGAGGAACTTCAAACAGAGCTTTTGATAGTTATTTAACAGAAAAATATGGACTAAAAGTTCAAAGAAAATGGAAAATAGCGGAAGCAAAGGAATGCCTTGAAAAAGGAGGCTTAGTTGTTGCGAGATGTACGGATAATAAAGGAACATTATTTACAACGGGAGGACATTTCATTGTTTTAGTTGGATTTAAGAACAATGAGTTTGAAGTGTTTGATCCATACTTATACAAAAACAAATTTGAAATTTCATACAGACGAGGAAAAGCTAGAGTAGAAGGAACAAGTGTATTTGTTACTTTTGAAAACATGAAAGCTTATGGTGGATATAATGAATTATGGTGCTATGAAGGAACTGGTGTTGATACTAATATAGATACAAGTATTCCAGTTGTTCCAGAGATTAAAGTCGAAAAATATAAAGTTGTAAACGTAAGGACAAGCTCTTGCTTAAATGTTCGTTCTGGTGCAGGAACTAATTATGGTATAGTTGGAAGATTGTTTTTAAACAATGAAGTAGATGTATATGAAATTGTAGGAAATTGGGCTAAAATTGGCGAAAGCAAATGGGTATGTACTGATTATATAAATAAAATTCAAAATGTAGATAGTTATAATATAATGACAGTAACAGCCAGAACAGGACTAAATGTAAGAAGTCAACCAACAACAAATAGTTCTGTTGTTACAGCCTACGCATGTGGAACAAAAGTAAAAGTATATTCAGTTGAAAACGGTTGGGCAAAAGGAACAAAAGGATATATGTATGCAACATACCTAAAATAGCCATTTTTGAGACAGCAAACTATATTAATTAAAAATAAAAAAGGCTGTAAAGCCAACCTCGTGTGTCG